AGAGAAGAGAAAGATAGGTTATGACAGTAGTACAAAAAAGTTTGGTTCTCATTCAGCAGGATTTGATGGTTCAAATGATTATCTTTTATACAATCAAGGAGATGGTGGAGCATGGTTTGGTTCTGGCGATTGGGCTTATGATTTTTGGTATTATCCAAATGCAAATGCTAACAATTCGACTTATAGAAGAATACTTGGTGGTCATCAAACACAAGACAGTTCCAATTATCATCAAATGGGGTATTACGGAACAACAGCAAGAATACACACTTATAATGATGTTATAAATACTACTCAATCTTTAAGTAGTGGTTGGAACCATATTTTAGTTCAAAGAGCAGACAATGTTATGAAGATTTGGTTTAATGGTACACTTGATAATCAAACTGTATCAACATCTAAAAACTTTAATACTAATAATGACTTTGGTTTAGGTTGGGATGGAACTGGTAATGGTAAACTTTATGGTTTTATAGACGAGTTTAGATTGTGTAAATTTGCACCAACTAAAACAACAGGAGATTTATTATATACAGGAAATACAACTTCAAACTTCACACCACCAACTGTACCATATCAACTTGATACTATTAGTGCTACAGGAAACTTTACAGGCACAACAATAACTGCACCATCAAGTGTATCTGAAATGGGTGCTATTATTACTTACCAAGACAATGCAGGTACTAACGCATTAAACACAGATATAGTTTTACAGTTATCAGCAAATGGTGGTTCTAACTATTCAACTGCTACACTTACTGCTTTACCAGATTTTTCTACAGGTATTAAAATGGCTAAAGTAAATGATTTAGCTGTAACAGCAGGAACACAATTAAAATATAAAATATCTTTTGCTAATCAAGCATCTGGTTCTAAAGAAGCTAGAATTAGAGGTGTTTCACTTCAATACTAATGGCTAGAAAAAAGGTTTTAAGTCCTAAAGAGTTCAATGAACTTTCGGCAGGAGTAAGACTTTCTACTCATGAAAAAATATGTGCTGAAAGACAAAAACATATTTTACAAAGTATACAAGAATTAAATAAAGAAGTTAAATGTCTAAGACAAGACGTTTTAAAGGGTAAAGGCGTTGTTTCAGCATTAGTTTTTATTGGTAGTTGCGTAGCAGCTATAATAGGATTTTTTAAATTCAATGGCTAAAGCCAAAGGGCTTTTAAACAAAGAAGCACACGAGACAAGATCAAGATTTAAAAAAACTTCAATATCAAAAAACCCTAGTAGAATTAAGTGGTCTTCTATGAATAAACATAAAAGGAGATCACATAAAAAATGATAAAGGTAGCTTTATTTATAATTGTATGCTCAGGATTAGCTAACGAATGTATGCCTCCTTACGAAGCAGCTATACTACAAGATCATAATGATTGTATGAAAAGAGGTTACTCTGAAAGCTCAAGAGTAATAAACGAAATAGGTCAAGAAGAAACAAACAAAAACTTAATTTACATAAGATTTATTTGTAAACCAATAACAATAACGGAGAGTTAAAATGGCAAGACGTGGATTATATGCGAACATAAACGCTAGAAAAAAAGCAGGTACAAGTAGAACTAAAAAGAAATCTACTATTACAAAAAAAGCGTACGCAAATATGAAAGCAGGTTTTCCTAAAAAGAAAACTTATGCCTAGTAGAGACTACAAGACTGAATATAGAAAGTATCAATCTTCTACAAAATCTAAATTAGATAGAGCTTCAAGAAATAAAGCTAGAAGAAGATTAATGGCTCTAGGTGCAGTTTCTAAAGGAGACGGTAAAGACATAGATCATAGGGATAAAAACCCAAGAAATAACAGTAGGTCAAATTTAAGAATAACATCTAAAAAATTAAACAGAGGTAAATATCGTGTGGCTTAGTGCAATAAAATTAGCAATGAATGCGGGTACGCATATCTACAAGAAAAAACAAGAGACTAAAATGATGATGGCAAATGCTCAAGCACATCATGCAGAAAAAATGGCTAAAGGCGAAATTGAATACTCGGGCAAACTTTTAGAAGCTCGTCAATCAGATTATAAGGACGAGGTAATTTTAGTAATTCTTACGTTGCCAATTTTGGTGCTGGCATATGGAGTCTTTAGTGACGATGCAAATGCTTCTGCAAAAATTCAAGAGTTCTTTGAACAGTTCCAACAGCTCCCGTCATGGTTTACAAATTTATGGATTCTTGTCGTGGCGAGTGTTTATGGAATAAAGGGAACGCAAATATTTAAAGGAGGAAAGAAATAATGAAACAAATGATTAAATATAATTTAAAACATTTATGGAATGAACACAAAGTTTTTGTGATTATCGTAAGTGTAGCTTTACTGGTTGCAATAGTAGTGTGATTGATAAACTTTGTTATTGGTTTTTTGGCTGGTGGGATAAGCAGTGTCAAGCTATAGATGAATTAACTACTTTTAAATTTCCTAAACCTAAAAAAATAAAAAAACCTTTAAACAAAAATGAATGTCCAACTTGTCATAAAGACTTTGGTTGTCAGTGTGAATAGTTATGAAAATAAACGAAAACACAAATGTATCATTACCAATTAGAAATTTAATAGCACTTGTTGGAGCAGTTGCTATAGGTGTATGGGCATACTTTGGTGTTGAAGAACGTCTTAATAAATTAGAAACAGCTGACCATTTATTTCAAGCTGATCTATTAAAGAAAGCAGAACAAGAACCAAAAAATCTTGAGATGTATATGTTAATAGAACATCTTGCAGGTCAGATTGAATCTATAGAAAAAGAAATAGAAGCTAGTAGATATAATAAAGTAAACATAGATCATCTTAAAGAACAAGTAGAAAGTATTTCTAAACAAATAGATAAACTAAGGAATGGTAGCCATTAATGATTGAAACTGTTTTTGCTTTACTTTTAATAATTGACCACGAGATTAAAGAACACAGAATACAAGATAGTTTAAGTGAATGCCTAAAAGGTAAGAGGATTGCCGAGAGACAATTAAAAGAAAATACTAAAGTTTCTTATAAATGTATTAAGTCTAAAGCAGAAGTAGAAATTTATATGGGCGAAAAATCAATTAAAAAATTAATATTAGAATGACATTAAAAGCACATCAAAGTCCTACAGGTGGATTAAATGCTAGAGGTAGAGCTTACTTTAATCGTAAAGATGGTTCTAATTTAAAAGCTCCTACTAAAGATAAAAAATCTAAAAGACGTAAATCGTTCTGTGCTCGTATGAGTGGAGTTCGTGGTCGTATGACTGATGAAAAAGGTAGACCAACTAGAAAAGCATTAGCTTTGAGAAAATGGGATTGTTAAAATTATGAGTGAAAATAATACAGAAAAAAAACTAGGAAAATTGCACGAGCAATTAACTGAAAAATTACTTGAGAGAATAAGAGACCCTGAGGTTAAAGCCTCTGATCTGAATGTCGCTAGACAGTTCTTAAAAGATAATAACATAGATTGTGTCCCTCAGGACAACAATAATATGTCTAAACTAGCTGAGGAGCTTCCATTTAAAATATCGGACGTTCTACAAGGTAAAGGAGACCTAAAGCAATAAAGACTCATCTACACGCCTCTAGTGGCGTTTAAAGGGTATCATATGAAAGAAGTAACCCAAGATTTCAGGAATTTCCTGTATCTAGCTTGGAAACATTTAAGTCTTCCAAGTCCAACTCCAGTGCAATTTGATATTGCAGACTATTTACAAAACGCACCAAGACGAGCAGTTATTCAAGCCTTTAGGGGTATAGGTAAATCTTGGATATGTAGTGCCTTTGTATGTTGGAACTTATTAAGAAATCCTAATTTAAAATTCTTAGTAGTATCTGCTAGTAAAACAAGAGCAGATGATTTCAGTACATTTACTAAAAGACTAATTACTGAAATGGACATACTAAAGCACTTAGCACCTAGAGCAGACCAAAGGGGAAGTAATGTATCCTTTGATGTAGCTCCTGCTAAAGCAGCTCATTCTCCATCAGTTAAATCTGTTGGTATCACAGGGCAGCTAACAGGAAGTAGAGCTGACTTTATAATATCTGATGACTGTGAAAGTTTAAACAATAGTTTAACTCAAAGTATGAGAGACAAACTAACTGATAATGTTAAAGAGTTTGAAGCTGTGTTATCTCCTAAGGGAAAGATTATATTCTTAGGTACACCACAATCAGATATGTCGGTGTATAATGATTTACCAGCTAGAGGATACGAAACTAGAATATGGACGGCTCGTATGCCTGAGACTATAAAGCTAACTAGATACGAAAGTAAACTAGCTCCATTTATTATAGACCAAAAATTAAAAGAATTAGAACCAATAGACCCAGATAGATTTAACCAAGATGAGTTAAATGAAAGAGAAGCGTCTTATGGTCGTAGTGGATTTGCACTACAGTTTATGTTGGATACAACTTTATCTGACAAAGAAAGATACCCATTAAAATTAAGTGATTTAATAGTCATGGATATTAATAATGACATAGCTCCAGTAAAAGTAGCTTGGGCAGGAAGTCCTGAATATGTTTGTGAGGACTTACCAAGCGTAGGATTCACTGGGGACAAATACTACAAACCGATGTTTAAATCCGAAGACTTCAGTGATTTTAAAGGTTCAGTCATGGCGATTGATCCTGCTGGACGAGGACAAGATGAATTGGGGATAGCCATAGTGAAACAACTAGGTGGTAATCTATACGTGCAGAGTTGCACGGGGTTAAGTGGTGGGTACACAGAAAGCAATCTAACTAAGATTGCAACAATGGCTCGTGATGCCAAAGTTAATATGATTATCGTTGAGAGTAACTTTGGGGACGGTATGTTCACGCAGTTATTAAAACCAGTAGTCCAAAGGTATTATCCTTGTACTATTGATGAAGTTAATCATACCAAACAAAAGGAACTAAGGATAATAGATACCTTAGAACCTGTGATGAACCAACATAGGTTAATAGTGTCTCCTCAAATGATTAGAGAGGACTTTGATACTAAAGACCCTAATTATCAGTTGTTCTACCAAATGACTAGAATAACTAAAGATAGAGGTTCATTAAGAAATGATGACCGATTAGATGTATTGTCTATTGCAGTAGCCTATTGGGTTGAACAGATGGCAGTAGATTCAGATAATCAAATAAACTCCCATAGGGAAGAACTCTTGAAGAAAGACCTAGAGTCGTTCATAGAGGGTACTCTAGGACATGGTTCAAGAAAAGACACATGGATATAAGGAAAGACAATAGGGCTAATAATACTACTTTGTTAAAACTCCTATAGTATACTTATATAAGTATATCTATAAGTATTAGTATTAGTATATACTATTAGAGAATACATAAGGTATACCCGTTGGAGACTACATATAGTGTTGCAACCGAGACTACCGACACATATATTCAGGAATCAACGAATAAGTAAGAAATAGCCTTAGGGTTAAGCGACAGAAGTTTCTCGTTTACTATATTTAGTTGTATTTATGCAACAGCTTTTGTTTTGTCGTAAAAATTTGAAAGGGTATCTTGGTTGCACTAACTGTCAAAAAACCCCCTTACAACCTCTGCGTGTATTAAATAAACTAAGATTGAAAAACTGAGCAACGACCACAATCAACACAAAGGATATACAGTCCTTTATATTATTAATCAGGGTATAGGGTTTTATTTTTTGGTGGTTTCTTTAAGTGACAAGGCGTATCTGTTTTTTTTCTAAGATTAAACTAATCCTGAGGATATATCTAAGCGAGTAATTTAATTTGAAGCAACACAGAAGATAAAATTTTTTACTTACTCGCTTAAACCTCAGGTAAAGTTTGGACAATTACCTGAGGTTTAAAACTCAGGAACTATTCCTGAGATGGTGGTGAACTATTAACATCTTTTA